TTTCCGTCTGCTATTATCTTTGATTCTCTAGAAGAGATTAAATTACCAAGAGAATCGATAGCAATCATGATTTTTCCTTGTAATTTATTTTCAACAACAGATTTTAAAAAGCTTACCATTTGATTTCTACACTCTTCAATAATTTCAATAGGACAATGTTTTATTTTAGAAGGATCACACCCTAATGACTCTGCTGTGTCTTTGTCCAACGCATTTTCAGTATCAAAATATACAACATGCATTCCCTTTTTTTGAGCATTTGCCATAATTTTGTTTACCATTAAGGTTTTTCCACAAGCTTGTGGACCCGCAAATCCTATAATTCTCCCCATTGGGATTCCACCATACAAAGATCCAGAAATAATTGCATTAAGTGCCATGCACCCAGTGTCAATCCATTCTTTAACAGTTGATAGTGTGTTTTCATCTAAAAACTGTGCATCTGGATTTAAATCATCCAAGATTTTAAATGCATCTCTAACGTCTCCGCTAGAAATTGATTCTTCATTTTCGTTTTCGTTTTTCTTTTTAGCCATATAGATGATAGTAAAGCAAAAAACCCCAAAAGTCAAATAACTTTTGGGGTTTTGCTTTTTTTGTTAAAAATCTTTACTACTCGTCAAATAGATTGATTATAGGAGAATTTTCTGTATTTGCTGGTGCTTGTGTTTCACTAGGAGGGACGAATACATTTTTAGAATTAAACATCTGATCATATTGTGCCTTCAATCGGAAATCAAGAGCACTAATGTCAGATTCTGTGATATTAGCTTTTTTATAAAAATAACAAATATCTGCTTGTTTATCTCCCAAAAATTCTCTAAAGAAAATAGGCAAAAATTTAACAGACATTCTACCACTTTGATCTTGTTGTTCTACATTTAGAACAACCGGATTTGTGATGGCTAGGATATCATCATTTGATTTTTCTGTGTTTTGTACTCCCATAACTGTTCTACCAACAGTATCAAGGAATGTTATTAGTGTTTTTGTTGTTTCGCTCATATTGCTTTAATATATTACTATAAGTTTTTGAAATGTCAAGGTTGGTGTAAGTGCATTATATGTTCATGAGAACAAGAATTATTACATTCATGTTTTGGTTTATTCCAATTTAATGCTTCACTTGTATTAGGGAATATCTCTGAAAGACTTTTTTTAATATTTAATGCAATATCACGATGTTCTAGTTGCGTGTCTTCTTCTGTTCTAATATTTACATAATGAATCCAACTCCTAAGATTTCCAGTCATATAAATAGTTGTTTGTGTAGACAAGGGAAGTATCATTCTAGCACATTCTTTTGCTGCTCCATTATCAATTAGCTTTTTATACAAAGAAATGCCATTAAGAATATGATCTCTTATTTCAGTAGCATCTTCTTCTGAAATGTCTAACGGTTCTTCACTAGATTGTCTATTCTTTTCTGCTTGTTTTCTTATTACAATGGGTTCTATTTGTGTAGAAATACTATATCTCTGACTAAATTCTTGAAAACAAAAACTTCTATGTCTCAATATTTGTGCGGCAATTGCTCTAGAAGTTACAATTTCATATGTCAGAGATACTTGTTCAAAAGGAGACCAATGTTTATGATCGATTAAATACTTTAACAATCGCGGTGCTGTCTCAGTATTCATTTGATTATTAGGATTTGAAACCCTAGCAATATAGCTAATCAAATCTTCTGGTGTCAATATTCCTTCTATAACAGGATTCGTAATGCTTATTAATTTTAATTGCATATTGATATTATATACTAATTTCCTAATAAATCAAATAAATCAGTAGTTGTTTCTAATGTTATTTGAGGCATTGCCCATCCTATACAATCATAAAGACGTTGTACAGGAGGAATAACACTCTTATCAAACATTTTGGAATAGTTTACATTAAATATTGGAACTAATTCATTGGGAAAAACATCTATGAATGCCATTGCATTAAAATTAAATTTATTTTTATCAGGATAAAACCATTTTATTTTTATTCCACTACCAATAGCTTCATGTTTACTTGTTATTTCAAAATGTTCTAACATTTTATTAAAATAAATAGCACCTTTCGCATGTACAGGAGTACCTAAGCCAATTTTACCATCACTACGTATTTTCTTCTTTTGTTTTTCTATATCTGAAATCTTACTTCTAAAAGAAACGTCTGCTATAGGAAAACTACAAAATGATTGATATGCAGATTTTAAAATTTTATTAGACGATTCTTTATCTTGAGATAAAATTGCAGATTCAATAACATTTCTAATTAAATCCTTTGTAGGATCTGAAAAAGAAGATCTAACAACCTCAACACCCACATATTTAAATGGATCTTTAGGAGAAACACCTTCTAATTCTAGAACATGCATTATATATCTCTTCTTTTCCATAAAAACAGCAACATCACATATAGCTTCTTGTTTAAAGACAAATCGAGGATCGGTAGATTTCAATTCATCCTTTGCCCAATTAATAATTTCTTTATTCAAAAAATCACCAATGTCTTTAATGACTTCTCTAGCTTCTTTTGTTATATGATTATTGTCTACCAGCTTTACGTTTAAATAATCCAATATTGGTTGTACGGAAAAATAAGCACTATCAGTATCTCCGTATATGTATATGTCCTTTTTTTCGCAATTTAATCCCTTTTTTATAGCATAATCATATACAATTTCAGATGCTTGTTTAACAACAGATTGTCCAGTTAGCGTAATACTAGCGGCATGATCAATATCATAAAGAGGAGAATATTTCTGACCAAAAACACCATATATACTATTTAAAATAAGTTTATAAACATTTTGAATAGTATCTAAATCTAAAATCTTTTCTTCAAGTTTTGAAACTTCACTAGGATCCTTATGTTTCTTAATATCCTTTTTAAGAGAGATCATTTTGTTCTTTGCATTAACACGCTCCGAATACAAACGATCAATAAATTTAGGAACAACACCTTTAAATTTTTGTGTATATAACACATCATACTTCGACAAAGATATCTGTTCCTTTTTCAATAGTTTTTGAAATTTCTCCTCTTCTAAAGTAACAGTTTTTCCATTGGAAAGTTTCAATGTATAATTTTTATCTTGTACGTTTATTATTCTTCCTATTTTAGTCTCTGGAGAGACATTTAAAGATATGATAGTATTTGGATATAGACTATTTGCATCATAACTAACTACGGACTTACTCAATCCTCTTTCTGGATCATGTACATACCCACCAACATACTCAGAAACAATATCATCCGTCTTAAAGGTTGGCATTATCAAATTATCCATCAATCCTTGATGGGCAATTGCTCCAGTAATAAGAGATACCTTTCCCATTGATTGTTCAAATTGAATAAATCCCTTGTATGAAACATTTCTAATCAAATTTAGATACTTCAACTTCTTATCAAGTTTTACAAGAAGTCTTACGTCTTGTATATTATAATCAACAAATTTATTCCAATCAGTATCTGATAATGTAGATAAATTAGTTGCTCCGATATTAACTTTAGTTTCACCAAGCTCATACTGTCCAATATAACCCAACGAATAAGATTCTCTATCATTCCTAGCAAATGTCTTATATGCTTCCATATAATCAATACAACTAAGACCTCTTATATACCACCGATTAATTTGCTTTCCAAACTTATCAGTTCCTACATTCTCTCTGTAGTATATCTTATTAACAGGAGACAATCTAGCAGCATCTTCTTCTCCAAGAAGATTTATAAATCTAGTCATGATGTAAGGAATATCAAATCCACTAGAATTCCAACCAACTAACATATCTGGAGGTTCCTTTTCCCAAAAGGAAAGAAATCGTTGAATCAATTCAATCTCATTAGAACAATAAAAATATTTTATATTATCTTCTTTAGCGGTGTATTTCTTAGTTCCCCAAGTATAAAAGGTATTATCTAATGTGTTATAAATTGTTATTAGATTAATAGGATCTAATGCCTTTTCAGGAACAGGAAAGGCACCTGTAGAATAGGTTTCGATATCAAAAAAATATATCTTTAAAGGATTCTCACCAAAAGTTGGCTTGTCAATTTCATCTTTATAAGTGCTTAGAAGAAATTCTTGTTCACAAGAAATATTATGAAACAATCGTTTAATCGGAGTGTCATTTACATATTTGCTCCTTTCAAACTGATTCTTAAATGTTATCTTCTTTAAAGGAGTATCAAAAACAGATACAGCATTAGTTCCTTGAGTAGATTCTATATATAAATATGGCTCGTAACTAGTTTCTATCTTGATACGATTACCATATTCATCCCAAGTCCAAAGATGAATTAACTGATCTTTACCATCATAGTATATGTTTCTCCATGCCATATACCCAATATATTTTAAATTTCAGATAAAAGCAAGTATTTTATGCCTTTTGATCAGGATTTAATTTTATAAGATTAGGAGCAAGTGCATTTCTTTCCTTAGATCCCCATGCTGTTGTATATATTGCTTGATATTCATCAAGATGATCTTCTAACCACAATCCTTCGGTAAATTCTCTAGCTTCTTGAGATAATTTCATATATCGACTCACATCAGACGTGATATATTCCAACTGAGAAATTAAATCCTTTCCATTATCGAATTTAATTTTTGCATCACTATAAGTGCATAGATTTTGATATGCACCTGGCATTCCAAACGCACCTGCTTCTATCATTTTAATGTTGCTCTTAGATTTATTAAAAACATTGTCCAAAATAGGAGCAAACACCGCATTACATCCTGTATCATATAAACTCTTAGGAAGATCTAATAGAGGTGACCAATCAACATACTCCATTTCTCCATTTTCAATGAATGGTTTGATTGCTAAAGGATAACAACCCTTCCAAACAAATTTAAATTTCTTTCTAGCCTTTATAATTTCATCTACAACATGCGAGAAGTCATCTTGCATACCAGTTTTATTGGTAACATCTACATGTGTTCCTGATCCTGCATATAAAATTCTAGGACGTTTTTTATTTTTATCATATAATTTTTCTATACGATCTTTGTGATAATACCTATCAAGCCAAAACTTAGGTGCATAATTCGGAATTACTGTAATATTTTTGTTTCCAGTCTTGTTTATATAATATTCTTTCATATAAGGACAAGTAACAGTAATCTCATCAACAATCCCCATAATATTTAAAATATTATCTACAATAGTTTGTTCCACAAACGCTTCTTTACATCTGTTATAATCAGGAATATCGTCTTTGAAGACGATATCATCGACTTCATAAATTAGTCTATAACCAAATTGTGATTTTGCTTTATGCAATTCCATTACAAATGCTGCTTGTGCAGTTGTTGCTTGTCTTTGCATTCGTATTGCTTTAATGTTTTGATAAAACCTAAGATCCAATACCATGCAAGTCAATCCGCTAATAACCGATTTATTATATGAATTTAAACAAAATTCTGGCCATATCATTCTCCAAAATCCACATCCACCATAATCAGCATAGTAGTTTATACTTCTCGGAAGATTTTCTTCTGGCATTTGAACAGGTTTTTGCTTAGGAACACTTACAACTACATTTTCCACATAAGCATATTTTGGAATTCCTGCTGGAATTCCATGTGGAGGATTTGGAATTCCCGAAGAAAGTGCTTTATATTGATAGACAATATTTTCACTAATAGGAACTTCTGTCTTGGATTCAATAGCAGAAGGATTTTTAATCTTTATCATATAATTTTATAATATACTAACAAACATTTAAATAAAAATCAAGTAACTATAAACGTAGTTCCGTTTTTCTTTTCTAATAAAATTGTATTTGTGAATGTCATAGACGAAGCGGTTTTATTATGTGAAATTATGTATATAGTTTCTTGAGTCTTTTCAACTCTATCTTTTAAAACATCCATAACATTAAAAACTCCAGATTCATCTAAAGCAGAATCAAATAACTCATCGTACATACTAATATTAAAAGAAACACCAGTCTGAAGTTTTAATATGTCTTGAAACATGAATAATATTGCAATATCTATACGTTTTCTTTCTCCACCACTAAAATTAAAATATGAACATTCCTTTCCGTTAGAGTTGTATATAGTTTCTTCAAATAATTCATTAAATTCACAAGTACATGGAGCATTTAGTGTTTTTAAATAAAAATTAAGTTGAGAATTCAACACAGAAAGCATTTTTTTAACAATATATGACTTCACACCCTCTTCAGAAACTACAAATTTAGCAGTTTCTAAAATTAAAAGTTGTTTTTGAAGTTTTTGTATTTTATCTTCACTTTCTTTTATTTCCTTTTTAACATTTTCTATGAGATCATCCACATTATCTTTAGAATTTTTAATTTCTTCTATATCTTTAAGTAATTCGTCATTTTTATCCTTTAAATGATAAATTTCTTTTGAATCTACTAATAATTGTTGAATTTCTTTATTTAATTTTTCAATTTCAAACTTATTAGAAGATATTGCAGACTTTAATGTACGCTTTTTATCAGCAAATGTAGAAATTTTTTTGTTTATTTTTTCGTTTTTGTCTAAATTTGTTGATAGTTTTTCGTTTAAATCATTAATATCTATGCAAATATCATCATTTTCATACTTTTTTTTACATGTCGGGCAAGTACCTTCCTTCTTTTTAGCTTCAGAAATACGTTCTTTTATATTTTTAATCTCAAAATCAGATTCCAACTGATCTTT